AAGTCACCGCCGCGATACGCTTCTGCAACCATTGCGCTGTCGTCTGATGTGTTCAGATCACGCTGGTTCCATGAACGTAAAACGTCATGTGGCATGTATAGACCCTGTGGATCAACACCAGCACGTTTTGCCGCTTCTTGTGACGCTTCGAATTCGAAACGTGCAGCTTCTTGTGCATTACGGTCAGTTGGGTTCGCCATTGCACGGATTGCGTTCATCAAAGAGAAGTTACGAACTTCTTTCTTTGTTAGGCCAATCTCTTGTGTGTCTAGTGGCGCGTTTCCGATTGCTTCCAACAATTCACCACGGAATTCCGCTAGTGAACGGCCTTCTGCAACCGCTTTGTCTGCCATGTCGCGCTTGTTGTGCTTTGCTGCCAAGCGATACATTTCGGCTGTTTCTTTAGCTGCGGAACGTGCTGCATCTGCGCGAACCGCTTCTACGTCAACTTGAACTTCTTCAGTCATTGTAGTTTCCTTTGTTTCAGATTGAATTTTAGGTTCTGCGGGTGGCTTCTCCGCTGCACGACCTACCCCGACTGTCCTGTCTGCGGGTATGCTTACAACCGATACTTCCATTGGTAGCCAATTATCAACACGGTAGCTACCCGTGCCTTCCTCGACCATGCTGTTGACATGATAGCCAACACTGATGTTGCTTCTGATACCATCAACAACATCTTCGAAAACCTCTTTGGCAAGCCCATTTCTTCCGAAACGAACAGTCGCGCGTAACCGCCGCGCCGATCCATCAAGGTTTACGTCTTCAACTACGCCAATTTGTTGACGTGGATCGTGATCCAACAACAATGGCATAGTGCCTGAACGCGCAAAGCTAAGATCAATGCTGCGTTCATCGTGATCTAATATTTCATTGCCAAAGCTGCGTTCAACAGGTTCTTCGCTAGAAACAGCAATGCGAACTGTGCGCTTTTCTTCATCGACAACCTTGGTGTCGAACATCATACCGCGCGTTTCCATCTTTTCGCGGTCAAAGCGTTCCTTGTCTTTGTAGCCGCGTTCTGCCGTTTTGGTCAGTGTGGAAAAGCGGTGGCCGACCATTTGGCCGGATGCTTCGTAGCCATCTTCACCTTCGCGATACACTTCAATCAGTGCAGCGGGATCATCCGCATCACCGTTGATTGTGAATTCACTGTCTGGCACATCAATAGACCCGTCACGCTCTATGCGGTCAATCTTGCCATATGCTTCGCCGCCTGAACTATCCCAGCTAACAAAATCGCCAACATTCAGTTCATCTGGTTCCGCACGAACTTCATCAGTCATTGTTTCATCCTCAATATCTGGCAATATTGTATCAGATTTTTCCATATCTTGCATAGTGCGTTCCTCTTTCTTCAGACGTTCCGCAATTTTACGGCTCCATGAATACCCAGCATCACCGCCCCACAAAGCCCACGCAATGCGCCCATTTGACGGGTAGCCATCTTCACCTTGGCTAAATCCTTCAGCCTGTTTATCGACTTCATGGCGGCTGAAAAACGAATACATCCGCTTGACTGTATCATCTGACAGGTTCTTGCCATTCACGATGTCACGCGCACGGGCAATGCCCACTTCAGTGCCGCCACGCCCGTATTCCTTGCGCCAATCAAGCCCACGTTGGGCTTCTGTCACCATTCCGCTAGTCGGCTTGTGGGACATCTTCACCCTCCGCTGGTACAGGCAGTTTATCACCGAATGGTTGATAAGCCATATTCAGGCCATATTCATCCGCTGTTTCCTTATCACGCTGGATTTGCGCAAATGTATCTTCAGCATCGCGGCCATAATTCGCGGCAATGTCAGAATGGCTAATTATGCCGTTCTGTAGCCCAACAACCGCTGCATTCATTTCCTTCAGTGGATCAACCCATTGGAAGCCGCGACCCCGCCAAGTCACATCTTGTGTGAACTTGAACATCTTTGTCTCGCCGGTGATAGGGATGTAACCAAAGCTAGTCACGTTCTCCAACCACAAGCGATATAGCGGATCAAGGAAGTGGTCTATCATAAAGCGGTGCAATGTTTTGTAGAAGTCACGTTCTTCAAGCGCACCTTGGCGAATTGATGAATAGCTTGTGCCTTCCAAGTCGTTGGCTAGTGACGTGTAACTAACGCCCAAACCACCAGCTATCCCGCGAAGTATGGACTTTTCAAAGTCAGCAAATGCGCTTGTCGGGTGGGAGGGGTCAAACGCCTTGAAATCAACTCCGGCGGGTAGCTGGTGGAATGAACCTGCTTCCGCATCGTAGATGGGAACTGTGTTATCGGCATCGTCAAAACCGTCTGCCGTAAATCCATCACCCGCTGGTGAAGTAAAGAAGCCCATTTTTGCGGCACCTGTACGGGCTGCAATTAGTTCAGCTTCACGATAACCGTGCAACATCTTCAGCGAAGTAATCGCCGCTGATGACCAAGGAACGCCGCGCGTCTGGCCAGCACGATCTGGTTTATAGATGTGCATCATTTCTGATGCTGGAATGACTTCATATTTGCGTTCATTCGCCGGCAACATATAATCATAGTCGCCTTTATGGTAAGTCAGCACATGATATGCTGTTGGACGGCGGGTTTTCTTATCCAACTCAACGCCCATGCGGATTGAATTGCCATTTGGTGCTAATTCGTTCTTTTCTTCATCAACGCGATCTGGTTCGATCACCTGAACGGCAATACCGTGGCGCAAATAGTTGCCTTTTACGACCTGAAGGAACACTTCGCCATCACGGGCCAATCCAGTGATAATATGATTGCACAAATCAACCATAGACATCTTTCCATCTACAGTTGGGCCACCCATACGGCTAAATTCGCGCCATGCGCCTTCAATTATGTTATTTCCGGCCCGATCAAGGCTATTATCAGGGTTTCTGCCGCGAACTTGCACGTTAAACCCGTTTTCGCCTACGACATTGACCCTAAGAAGCTGAAGATAACGACGGAAATATTCATTATTTCGCTCCAAATCTCGACTGCGATTACGAATATCCCGTAAAGCCCACCGAATTTCACTGTCGGCACTTCGGTTTGATCCGACGAAATCCGCGAATAATCGGCCTTTTGCGGCGGCTGCATAGTTGCGCTTTGACGGTTTGGCCTTATTAGACCGCCGAAATATGTCCATAATGCCCATTAGCTAAACCTAACTTTTACCGTGTTTGCGCTTGCTTTGCCGCGTTTTATCAATTCTTCGCGCTGATGCTGTAAGACTTCGCGTTTATACCGATCCCGCGCCACCATAAGTTCATCAAACGACATTTTCGTTAGTGAACGGCCAGCAATCGAATAAGAACCAACGTCACTGTCGGCTTTACCTTCCAAGATGGTTTCAATCTTGGCCAACATAATGTCAGCATGTGTTCTTGGGTCAGATTGATTAACATCTAGGTCTGGGATGGCCTCAAATTCACCGCGTTCAACTACAATCCTGTTTCCAGATGCCGTTTCTGTAATTTCTAGCTGCCAGTGATAACACCCAACGGCAAAATCGGCTGATGTTGTGCTATCAACGGTGAATAAATAATATCCATCCGTTTCCGTTGCAGCTAATTTTATTTCATTAGACCCGCCGCCAGTTATACGCGCAACATACTCAGCCGAATGTGTTGCCGTTGGATAATCTTCGGCAATATTTACCTTTTTCCATTGGATAAAATCCCCGACAACGATCTGTGTTGGTTCGCCTTCGGGTGCGTTTGCTGCATCAAATAAATTCGCCATATTTTACCTATACCCGTGAACGAACGAATTGCGGCGGGGCATGGAAGGCCGCCGAACGTGCTTTGGTTGTGCCGATTGTACACTATTTTGTGCCTTTTTTGCAATCGCTTCCATATTTATGTTCAAAAGTGCCAATGCAGCGGTTGCATATACGCGGCAATCAAGTGCTTCGTTGCGTGTTCTGATCTTCACCCATTCACGTCTTGGCCGACCCTTAAAGTACCGAACAACCTTCTTTTCAGCCGTCAACATGCGGAAATATTCTTCTGATCTGTCGCTTGGGAAATGACAGTAGCCATCCATTTCATCTGTTACCTTCAATCGTGCATAAACCAATTCTTTTGCCGTATCTGTACCAACAGGAAAAAGGTTGATTTTGCCTATGTTGTTCTTCGATGGCCGTCCTATGATTGGCTTACCTTCACCACCAATACCCTTGATGGCAAAAATACGCTTTCCGGCACGGTTCTTGACGTAATTATACACCGCTTGCGTAAAGTGGCCACCACTATCAATGCAAGTCGCACGAATGGCCATTTCGCCGCGTTCTGGATGCGTAAATGTTTGGCTTAGTGCATCGTCCAAGTCCATCCAAAGTTGCGCAGTCGATGGATCGCCGTAGATTTCACGATATTCCAGTGAATAGCTTGCTTCGCTTCGCGTCCAGCCAACTAATTCGTAGGCAACACGGTCATCCTGAACGTCAACGCCGCAAGTAATTAGTAGAACATCATCCGGCAACTGATCGCCCCAATCAGTACGTCTTGCAATCAGATCATATTCGTCAATACTTTCACCCTGTTCTTCCCAAGTTTCGCCCAAGTATAAGTTGACCCATGCCTTTAATCGCATAGGATCACCCTTTGCATTAATAAAGTCTTGTACGCCTTGGGCAAGTGATGTCCAAGGTGAATATAGGGCAGATAAGTGAAAACCAGCAACATTCCGCGTTGGGTCAGTCGCAATCCATTTACCTTTTTTAACTGCGCTGTATCTACGCGCATCATCCCAAACGCTGCCGCAATGAGGGCAACAATAAAACGCCGTATTTGGATCGCCGTCTTGCCACTGTACATTCGCCCACTTTAACACCTGTTCTTCATGACAATCTGGGCATGGCACA